CTTTGTGAAGTATCCGGGAGTCCCTGCCGCTTCTTGCGAGGGCGGGGAAACTATCGCTGTTGATGTATCGACTCTATTCATAATTATTATCCTCCATATGCAAAAATTGCTGTTGTGTGCGCCGGTTTTCTATAATTAATTAAATCTTCCAAAATTTGGTTGCCCCATGATCTTAGCGGTTCCGTGCAGGGGCTCTGGCACGTCGCTTCGCTGACGGTTGTCGTGGGCGCGTTGACCTGCCAGACGAAGCGGCAGTCTTCCTCGTAGATGCCCTCGGTTATGGGCGTGATGCAGGTGTAAGGGCGGAATTCCGTTATCGTGATCACGAACCCGAATTTCAAAGCCACCGCGATAAAAAAAGCCCGGCTCTGCCCGCCGATATCGGTTAGCTTATCCGTGACGGCAATCTGGCGCAGGGCAACCGTATCCAGTGCATCGAGTCCGCAAACGCGCTCCCAGTCGGCAAGAAGCTCCAGTGTGGTTCGCGGATCGGCCTCTTCGATCAGGGCGTCTATCCGCGCATCGACCGCCGCAAGCTCCACGGCCATCGCCATGAGCGTGGCCTTCATGACGCCCGCGTCATTGCGCGGGAACGCCTTGCCGGGCGGCAAAAGATGCAACAACGCCAGATAATAATCGTCAACACTCATTGCCATGTTATCGTCCCCATGACCGCAATTTCGCCCGCCGCGTGCGTGACATCCGCCGCCGGACTGACCAGAGAATGATCCGTCTCACCTGCCGCGATGGAAATGGCCTCGCGGATATGACTGACAAGGATTGTCCCGCCGGGAATCGCTTCCCGCAAAATAAGGTCTTCCAGCTCGGCTGTAACGGCGGCTTTAACGGCTGTGGTGGAAGGCGTCAGAGCAATCGTCAGATCAAGATCCACCGGAGTCGGCGCATAGACCAGCACATCGGCAGTCACCGGCCTCATAATATCAATATACGCCTGAACAGCGGCCACAGTCGGAGCCGCTGGAATAATGGTGCTTTCCTGATCGTCGCAAACGAACGTCACGCCGACAGTGCCCAGTCCCTGCTGCTCCGGATAACACCAGGCGCGTGTCACGCCCGCACATTCCAGCGCCCACGTTTCATAATCAAAAGCAGCGCCGCCGTGAGGGGCCTGCCGGATGCGGGCAAGGAACCTGCCGCGCAGATCATCGTCGCTTTCCGTGTCGAACCCGCCGGTGATCCCGCCGGTGCCAACGCTTGCCGCCGTGTCCACGCCTTCAATGGCGCTGACCAGCGTCAGGATAACGTCCTCAATCGCATTGCTATCCACGCCCGCGACAGACGCCGTAACGTTTCCGCTGCCCACGCCAGCGGCCAGCGTGACATCGGCATCCAGCGTATAGACGGTTTGATTGCCGTCCTGGAGTTCCGTCCCCGCTGGAATAACCGATCCGGTAGTGCCGGTAAAATCCACCGAGCCGGAAGCATATTCCGCCGCTTTGCGGGTGATGCCCCAGATCGACGCCCAGCGTTCCAAATATTCCATTTCTGCCGTATCGTATACAACCTGCTGCGCGATATAGGCCAGGTGCCCGTGCAGGCCATGCACGCCACCGGCATGCATCTTCGCCAGGGCATTGGTGTTGGCGCGCCGCAGCGCGGCATCCGTGCCGGTCAGATAGCTGTTGAGCGCGTTGACCGCCCGTTTAATCAAATCTGCAAGTGTCGGTCGTGACCACATATCAATTCCCCTTCCAAAAGATTTCAAATCTGTATTTAGTCGCCATATTTTCGCCGCGCGTCATCGTCACCGTCAGCCCCAGCACGCCGTCGCGGATGACTTCCGCCAGGCACTGGACTGACTTGACCACACGGTCTTCCACCATCCATTTCAGGCCCTCAAAAGCATATTCCTCAACGCGACGCAGCACGCTGACCATCTGTTTTTCCCGATCCACCAGCCACATCCTGCTGCCGAACAAATCATTTTTTTCCTCGGCGTAGGCGTCCGCCCACCAGCCGCGCCGGTCATCGCCGGACGGCAGCACGTCATCTGCTTTGGCCCGGCGGTCGGAAAAAAGAGAGAGCATGACCGCCGTCTCCAGTCCGGTATCCTCTGTCAGGCCGGGCTGTGTGATGTCCCAGTGAAAGGACATTGTTTCTGAATCGTAGGTTATTTTGATGTCCATGTTTCACATTCCTGGATTCCCGCCTTCGCGGGAATGACAATTTTACTATTCACTATTCACTATTCACCATTCACTGGTTTTATCCTGCTTTTGTTATCGTTGTCGCCACGGCTTCCAGCGTCAGCGGCGAGGTCGGCACCAGGCCGCCGTGCGTGTGCGCGTTAAACAGTTCAATCAGGCGCTCATCGATTAATTTGCGCATCGTGCCATCCGATCCACCCAGTTCAATTTTAGTTCCGTTAATGACGACATCGTCGCAATTCACTTCGGTTTTTGTGTCGCTTTCGATGGTGACTTTTGTTTTGCCTTTTATCTTTACCGTGCCATCGCTATCAAGCTCGTAGCTTTCTGATGTTGTTTTTTTCTCTTTTTTGGTCGATGTATTGATTTCATCTTCCGAGTCCAGGGTTGTTTTTTTTGTTGTGGTTTTTATTTCGTTTTCGATTTCTATCTCCATCTTGTCCCCGCCCTTGATGAAAATAATTTTATTCCGCTTTAAATGTATTTTGTCGCCCTCATCCGTGTATATCGCCACTTCGCCGCCCTTCAGTCCCTTCATGCGATAGCGGCGGTCGTCTGCTTTGATGATCACGCTGTGGTCGCGATTTCCGCCAATGCTCACGACAATGGCTTCCGAACCATCCAGAGGGACGGACGTGAAGCCGTATTCATTAAAGCGCTCCAGATCCGAATAGACCTCGTCCTTGAGCATCTTGACCTGCATGGTCTGCATTTTCGGATCGTCGTTGATTTTTTTTATTACGCCACGGGAGACCGTCATGCGGATCATGCGCAGATAAGGAGCAATCAGGCGGCTGAACTGATTCGTCACATGACCTCCTTTTTGGCTGCGCTGTTTTCCAGCTTCGGCGCGGGGCCAACCTCGAACGCCTCACGCGGACAGAGTTCCAGTGTTGTCCGGCTTCCGCCGTCGTCCAGCGTGTAGGTGCAGCGGCAAATCAGCATCTGCTTGGCGATGCGCAGAAAATCATCCATCACCATGACCATTTTATTGGGCTGCCAGAGGTTGCCCGGAAGATATTCCCACCCGGTGACGGTATATTGCAGGCGCACAGAGCGACCGGCGCGGACGTTGCATTCCCACTTGGCGCGGTCGGCATAGGTGGAATTGTCGCCCTGTTCGGCATGGATGATCGTGGGCCGATAGCGCGTCACGTCCGCGTCCTCGGCCTCGCTTTTGAGTTGCATGTGATCTTCCGGCTTGGAATATTCGTCGCTGCCGGGGGCCTGCCCCTTGATGATATACTTGCTGAAACGATCCTTGTAATCGTATGTGGCGGAACCGCGCTCGATGTTCTGGCCCTTGACCAGCGCGGTCGGAATAAAGCTCATTCCGGCGCGTGTGATGATCAGTCCGCCGTTGGCGTCCGAAACAAACAGCACGCCGCGTTGGCGTCCGGCGCGATCCAGCGCCTCGAACACCGTTTCGCCGTCCTGAAGGGCGAACACATCAAACGGTTTGCCCACGCTGACATCCGCCCGCACGGGAATGCCGAAGGGCGAGCACAGATCGTTGGCAATTTTGAGCAGGTCTGCTTTTTTCCACTGGCCGGATTTATAAATGGCGGCGCAATCCACCAGGTCGCCTGTTGAATCGCGTCCGGATATCCGTTGACTGTGAGACCGGTCGTTGTACTCCGGAACGGCCTCATCGACATACCCGAAAATCACCGGAACCGGGCCGAGCAGCAAACTGCACGGACTGCCGGGCATGATCGGCCACGACAGCGCGGTGGCCTGCCAGCGGTCGGAGGCCGTCACCGTGAACGAACCGGCGATCTGCTCCATGCCGACGGTGGCTTCCAGCGTTTTCCAGCCGCGATAATAACAGCCCTGCACCAGCAACACGACATCAATCACTGAGCACCTCCAGCGCCACGCCGCCGGGCACAAAAAGCGGACGCCTGATATTATTGCGGGCGATGATTTCTTCCGCCCTGGTCGCGTCGCCGTAGAGACGCTGGGCAATCACCAGCGCAGGCTCGGTGCGTACCGGCGTATATTGAATAATGCGCGCAAGGTCTGCGCCACGAGCATTGATGTCCTTGACCACGGCGGCGCGCAGATCCACGAGCGTCGCATAAACGCTGTCGGACGCCACAAGTTCTTCCGCGTCAATCGCGTCGAGCAACTGCGTCATGACGCCGACGGCGGCATCGTAAGAAATAAATTCAATCGTCGAGGCTGTTCGCGCCGCTTCCGCAATGGCCGTCTGCCGGATGAGCGCATTGAGCGCGTCGCGGTTGGCCGCCTGCGCGATGCGGGCGGACGTTGTTTGCGGAATGTCATCGGACGACAGCGTCGAGTGCTCGCTGGTGGCCGTGCCGAAAGTGAAGAGCCTGGCAAACGCGTTAAACAGCGAGGTCGGCAGATTGATGATCGTATTATACCGGGTAGAGATGCCATCGGTCGGCAGATCGGCGTTCTCCGGCAGATCCAGCGGCGCAAGGGCCACCGTCCGCAGATCGCCGAACAGCCCGGTGATACTCTCCGCCAGGGAAGCGGGCGTCTGTACAAGCGATGCCGCAGCAGCTTCCAGCGCGGCAATCCCGGCGATCAGGGCGGGCGTTTCGGCGTTCGCCGGAAACAACGCCGTGAGCGACGACATGCCCTCGGTAAAACCGGTCAGGATGGCCTGCGCGTCGAGCGAGGCAAATTGCGGCAGGCCGGTCAGCGAAAACGACGAGCCGAAATCCGCCACCGACGCATCGATGGACGTGTCCGCGCCGAACGAGACCATTTGCGCCGTGTTGAGCGCCGAGGACGGAAACGACATGCTGTCGGACGATTCGATAAACGGAATCGAAAAACGGCACATGCCGCCTTCGTCCGTGGATTCCGTCACGCGCACATCGCCGCACAGACTGACCTGCATCATGCCCATTGTGGGATGAATGAGCGTGCCCGGCCCCGACTGCTCCAGTGCCGCAATTAGATTGTCGCGCTGATCGGTATAATTTTTGCCGATGACAAAGCATTCCAGGTTGAATTCCTTCGGGCGTTTGCCGAGGTCTTCCATGTAGGCTTCATCGCGCTGCGGATAATCGTGGCGCGCCGTCTTGCGGCCCACTACCGCGTCGTTATGCCGCCACAGAAAATCGACGCCGCGAAAAGAACCTTTCTGCCATTTATTGCGCCAGTCGGTCATAATTAATATTCCTTATTCTCTATTGATCCCCATCCGCTACGCTTCGGGGATAGTTCGCACTGCGCTTCGGCCTGCGCTTCGCTTGCCCTTAGCGCGTGCTCACTACCTTGCTCCCAACATGACCAGGCCGGTCGAGGCATCAAGATGCACAGCCGGATTACTGCTTTCCATTTTTTTCACGACTGCACCGTTCTGTGTAAATTCGATCTGTATTTTTCCACCGACTTCAACAGGTTTTTCTTTTCCTTTGACCAACGCGGCGATTCCCTCCTTGAGGTCATAAGCCCAATCGCCCCATTTGCCTTTGAAGACTTCCAGTTGTTCTCCTCCAGTGGCTGCCTTATTTATCCAATTATCACCGCTGCCGCCGCGCATGGCGTCAACCAACGAAGTCACGGCTGTAGTCGTTGCCACTGTAGCTGCAATAACTGCACCCACCGTCCCTATTACCGGGGCCAGCGCCGCCAGTTTTGCGACGCCTGGTATTTTGTCAACTAGCGGGATGCCTGGACCTGATCCAATCCCGCCAGCGGGCCAGTTCGTGACAAAAACAGGCTGCACGCCTGTTGCCGCTTCCACTGCTTTTCCTTCGGCGATGCCCGCCGCCGTGCCACCCAACATTCCCTTAAGACCGCCCATTCCCTTTAAAACGCGTGAACCGGCCATGCCGCCCTTTGCCAGGCGATAGAGGCCGTATAACAAAGCCCCGCCGCCAACAGCGGCTAACCCGCCTGACACGCCTACCGAGACCGCCTTGTTTTTTTTTGCAATTTCGCCCAGACGCCCGGCGATGGTATTAAGCGCATTGAGCACCCACGTGAGCGGCGCAAGCAGCGGCGTAAAGATCGAGGCCATTGTTGATTTCACGGTGCCGCCCAGTTTTTTGAGGGAGGCGTTAAACCCTTCGCCCCAGATGGACAACTTCTCGGCAACGCCCAGCGCGCCTTTTGCCGATTTTTCGATATCGCGGAAACCTTTTTCCGCATTAATGAATGTATTGGCGGCGCGACCGCCTTCCTCGCCGAACAGTTTGATCAGAACCCCCAGCCTTTCGCCTTCGTCCTTAATGCCGCCGAACTTCTGTTTGAGAATATCGGTCGCTTTTTCAAGGCCGATAAATTTACCGCCAGCGAAGAAGTCCATACCCATCGCTTTCATTTCTTTGCGCCGGACAGCGAAGGACAGCAGGAAATTATTGAATGACGATCCGGCGCGATCGCCCAGAGGTGACAGCGCGCCGAGCGCCGTAAGGGCATCGTTGGCGGATATGTTCAGCGCGGCGGCGGAGCTGCCCGCCATCCGCAAGCCCTGAATCAGCGCTGGAAGGTTGGTTGCGGCAGCATCGTCCACGCGGGTGGCCCAATCGGCGAACCCTTTGTAGTCCGCGCCTTTGAATTTGAACATGGTGCCGATGTTGGCCATCGCGTCACCGACCACTTCCGGCATTTCGCCGGAAAGTGAGGCCAGGGCGGTCGCGGCAAATGCCGCGCCTGAGCCGCCGACAACATCCTTGATGTCCATGCCCGCCTTAAGCAGCGAGTTTTCGATCCGGACGACATCCTCCGCCGAGAACGGCGCGTTGGCGGACACGGCAATGGCCGTGCTTTCAACCTGATCTAGCATGTCTTTTAACTGCCTGGCATTTTCGGCTGATCCTGCCAAATTCATTT